TCGACTTCACCAATTTTTCTAGGAGAAGAAAAACCACTTTAATGAGTAGTTTTTCAGAAAGAAAAGAAAGCGCCATTGTTTTGGCGACTCCGGCAACGATGGGCGCGAGTGCGGCGATCATATCTTATCCAGTTTTAATTCAAAACGCCGGAGGACTTCGGTTAATAAAGTCACGCTTTCCTCCATCTTGGATGAACGGTCGTTTGTCTTGCCGATCAAATCCTGAAGGGCTTGGTCGTTTGCTGTATCCTTTGCCATCCACTCCGTTCTTTCATGGACTTGCAACTTGAGCAAATAAACAATCAGCCAGCCGGCAAAGCCGAGACTCGCAAGCGTGCCGCCGAGGTCGGCGAGGCTTTGGATTAAATCAGTGTCCATCACTCAGGTTTTGGATACTTATCTTTTATAGATTTAATCTTTGTTTTCCAAGCATCAATGCCGTGATAAATCATATCAAATTGTTCCCCTGTTCCGATTTCATTATATTCTTCTAACCTTTTCCTTTGATACTCCTTATCGGAATAATCTTTTTCAAGTTCGGCTAATTTGTCATTTATTGATTTATCAGTTGGTCGTGTAGCAATTTCCTTATGTTGTTCATTCACAATTACATATTTCGTTTGCATTCGTTGATCGTTAGGTATTTCATTACCATCAGAATCAATTTTTGCCCAACCGAACCAATCAGGATTTTCAGGAACTAATTGTCTAAGTGCTTCTTGAAGTAAATCTTTTTTCATTTAGTTGTCTCCCAATCGTATAAAAGTAGCGGAGTTATAGTTTGTGTTAGTGCCGCAGGCTAATTTAACATGTTCACTTGGTCTTGAAAAATAAAAAACGCATTTACAATTACTTGTGCTTGTAACATTGAAAATTAAACTGCATTTAGTATTAACATAATGACCCGTAGTATATAAACCACATAAACCGATTGCCCGATTAAAATAATCGTTATCACCTGCAGCATTCGTAGTTACTCGTATATAAACACCTGCATAAGTTATCGCACCATTTGTCCCTTCGGCTAAACCTTGACATGTAATCAGCCAAGTCCCTGTTGTTGGAAATGTAAAAATTCCTGAAGATTCAGTCATAGCTGTTCCAATTTGCGAATAACTATCTGTATCTACTTGTTCCCAATTTGTAGTGATATCCCCCACTGTCGTAATGTCTGCCGTGATTCGCCATTGATCAGCATGAGTAATAAGACCAAAACCAGTTGCAGAAGTTCCCATCGTTCCGTTGAACGTGCCGGTGTCGATGTTGTTGGCAACCTGGATGTCCCCATCGGTGTCAATCGTCAAGGCGGGCGATCCACCTTCGTCCTGTATCTCTAGGGTCTGCCCGGAATCCGGTTTAAAAATTCTCGTCATATCACCTCGTGGATTTGAAATTCGGTTTGTGTAAACGATCCTGAATGCGTCGCATATGCCATCGATGGCGCAGACCTCAGATAATAAAATCCAGCCATTCTCGTGTTTTCGTTACGTGCCGAATCGAAACCCTCGGCGATGATGGCCGGAAATGGTTTGGACCGGAACGCACGGTAAAATCCCTCGAAATTCTGCGCGTTGGAATCGCTTAACATCACGCTAACATCAAAGCCTTTGCATGTATTCCTTTGGGTTTCCGAGTATCCGCCATTCAGCAGGGGACGACGTACCGAATAATCCGTGAAATTTCGTGAGAGTCCAAGCTGTGGGTTTTCAATATTAAGCACACTTCCTGCGCGGGCGATTCCAAGTTTGATTGGATGTTTGATCGCGGAAACGGTCGCATCAGATGCCGCACTAGAAAGCTCAACATCTGAAGCCCCGGTTCCATCTCCAATGATTTTCGCCACTTGGTAATCAGTCCCACCTATCGTGCAAATGCTTCCGATCATCACATTTGCAAAATTGTTGAGATTGACCGCGGCCCCGACTGAATCCTCGAAGCGCCCTGCGACTCCGCTTGATTGGTCCCACTGATAAATCGCATTCCCGGAAACCGGAGAGTCTTTTCGATCCGTTGAGGTCGTCAGCGTCAGCGTCACCGTTGCGGCGCCCAATGCAGAACCCGTACTTAGTCGCTGAATTGCGTATCCGGTTGTGTCCGTTAAAATTAAATTTGCCGCTAGGGTCAAGTTCCCTTCCAATACTAACGTTGTCGGTCCCGTCGTAAACTCGGTTATTGTCCCGCCCGCGTAAGGGCTTGAAATGGTTTCGGTTGCTACCAAAGAAACTGAAAACCACTCCGGCGAAATGCGCTGGCCTGATCCGGTTGCCAGTTCTGACAGGCTTGAATAGGGAGTCGTATTTATATCAATTCCGACTGATTCGTAGGTCGGACCTTTTAAATACAATGTTCCTGAATCCGCCTGAAGTCCAGACAAGAAAAGGGCTTGCATACCTGACGCAACGGTCAGCGTAATTGTACAAGTCGTTGCATTGCAAATATACGGAAGGCTGGGTATATCATCCTGCACGTTTCCAACCGGATACGTCGCGCTTAAATGGCTCGCGCTGGATGAAACTGCACTGATTAAGTCGTCCTGGAGAATCTGCATCAGCTATCCTCGAAAATCGAAAGCGTTGCATCACCTGATAATGTCGTTTGTCGTTTTCCCCAGTCCCACGAAATCGAACGTGCCAGCATATCGACTTTGATTTGATCCTGTTCTCGGTTGAATGTGAATCGATCCCCAGGCGTATACGTGTCTTGAATGCCATCCACTGTAACGCTTGCAATCGGCTTTTTCTCAATATCACGAAATTCGTTTAAATCTGCTTGGACAGGCGGATAAAGTTTGCTGGTGCCTCGCCAATAATTATAAATAGAAATACTCCGTCCGGTCGGTAAATTCTCAGATGAGTAGTTATATGTTGATTGGGTGATATATGCATCATTGAATTGATAATTCGGACGAGCAAAAATAACTACGCCAAGCGGTTTAAGAATCCGGTATGTTGAAGAAATAATATCGTTTTCTGTCAATGACGTTGCGGCCGGGCTATTGTTCCGGTCGATCAAATAAAGAGTATCATTCCCACTCGATTGGTCTTTCTGGATATAAAACTGATGATTGATTGCATGGGTCACTTTGGAATACAAATCAAGACTTTTGATTTTTTCTGTTTGCCAGATTCCAATCGCATCTGCCGCATGGGCGGTTGCTTTTGTAGTGTCATAATTGGTACTTAATCCTAAATCTGCCGCCATGTATTCTGCGAATGTATCGATACGCCCGGATAAAATATCACCCGCATCAGTAGGGTCTCCATTAACTTTGGTCGTTCTTCCGCTGACCAATAAACCCCCGTTTCCATATGCTGTTCCTCCGCTTCCAGTCAGCGTTGTTGCAGTCGGCGTGAAACTAGAATAAAGCGCTGTTCCTGCCGTTCCTCCCGCCGAAGTTGCTTCGCGCAAATTAGGTATGACCACACCACTGAAAATAGGATGCTTGGTTGTTCCATTTGCAAAAACGTTTGATCCTTTATATGGGTAATTCGGCATGTACGAAATTTGACCGAATCCGAATGGAATTGTAACCGTGTAGCCTGTAACATCGGCCACCGTTCCCTCTGCCAGATAAAAATCGTATTCTTGAGGTTCGATCAAAAAAGAGACTGTGTCAGAATTGATCTGCTGTGGAATCAGCGTCCCATCAAATATCGCGTATTTCGTCGAATCCTTGATTGCAATTGTTGGAACGTTCGATGTCGATCCGGCATCCGCAAGCATGTTTCGATAATTCGTCCCGCTGAAAGGATGGCTTGAATCATATGGTTTATTGACCAGTGATAAACTCCCGGACTGAACACTAATATATCCGCCATCAGTCGGCCCCCAGGTCAGGCGTGGAGGAACAGCCACGAACGGGTAATAGTATTGACTCCCGGAAGTCGCGCCAAAGGATGCTCCACTATGTCCTTCATCGCTCAAATAATAATCTGATCCGCCTACCGTTATCATGATTTCAAGTGCCATTTAGGCCGCCATTGCGGAAAATTCATTAAACCTGGATGCACGTTCATTAATCTCGACCCGGATCGCAGAATCATATGCGCTGATACGTTGCCCGGTTCCATCATAAATGTTGACTTGAATTGGTGTATTTCCTCCGGTGCTTTCCAAGGCGCTTGAGCCGCTTGACATCGAAGATCGGCCTGAAGTCCCAGATGTCATTCTGGTTGTCGTTGATTCTCCTCCACTTAAATCTTGAGCCGTGTAAACATTGTCTTCATTCGACAGGTATGAAAGGTATCGATTTTGAGGAGGTCCGAAATAACCAGCACTATAATAACGCCCCTGTCTCCGTGTCTCCGTTTTTACTTCAAGTCCTTTGATTTGTTTTGTAAGGGAATCGATTTTTTCAGCAGATTTTTTAACTGCGCTGAAATCGAATATTTCGCCAGGAACCTTTGCAAACGTATTTGTGAAATCAAACGCACTCGACGGAATTTCAATATTAATATTTTCAACATCAATTTTAGTTTTTTGAAGTTCTTTTTCAAAATCCGTCAAAATATCTGCAAATGCATCACTGATATCGTTTCGCCGGAAAACAAGTTGATTCTGCAATCCGGTGATCATTTCGGTGAAATCCTGCTTGATCGTCTTGAGGTGTTTTTTAACGATCCCAGCAGTTCCGAATCCGGTTCCAAGATAATCCTCGGCAAGCACCATCAGATTCAGATAGAATTCGGTGAATTTCTCCAAAGATCCGCCAAGCCCTTGCCTTCCGCCGATTGCAGGAATATCGAGTTTTCCTGCAATCATCAAAGGTTTAACCGTCTTTTTCAGTTCCTTTGCGACGGTATCGGTTGCCTTAATTGCCTTTTTGACCTTCATTTGCGCTTTTTCCTGGTCTTTGACGCTTCCTTCGATCTTTTCAGCACTGAGTAATTCGGTTTGGAGTCCTTTTATTTGTTCTTTGTTTGTCTTAAGTCGTTCTTGTGCTTCTTTCTTTTCTTCGCCTGTCGATTTTTCAATCTGACTTTGATAGAGTGCAGTTTCCTTGCGTGTTAGTTTAAGTTCATCCGAAATTGTATTGATGTCTCGGATTTTCTTTTCCTGGTCACCGAATTTCTCATTTAGCTTTTTAACGCCGAACGTCCAACCATCAATGATATTACCGAAATATTCGAAGGTTCCAGAATCGGCTAAAAACCCAGTAAATGATTTTGAAAGTAGGTTTATTTTGTCATTTAAATCCTGAATAGCCTGGATCGATTCATCGTTGATTACTCCACCAACTGATTCCAGTTGTTTTCTGAATTTCTCCACGCCACCCTCACCAGCGCTCAATAATGGAATCAATTCCACTCCGGCACGTCCGAACAAGTCGCTTGCGATCTTTGCGCGTATTGCATCCGATTCGACGTCAGCGAATGTCTTCGCGATATCCTCAAAAATTGTTTCGGTTGATTTAACCTGACCGGAAGAAGTGAGCGCAGAAATACCTAACTGGTCAAGAGCTTCGGCGGCAGGTCCGCCCTTTAAAACTGCCTCACCGACTTGTTTATTGAGTTTCTGGAGCGCTTTGTTCATCGTTTCCGCGCCAAGTCCGCTTTGCTCGGCGGCAAACTGAAACGCCTGGAGTTTTCCCGCGGAGACTCCAGTTTGAATCGCGACTTTCCCGATCCGATCACCAAGCGTGAGAATTTTCGAAGTCAATGCGCCCAGACCTGCAACACCTGCAAGCGAAACCGCGGCCCCCGCAAGACCTCCAAACGACTTTTTCAGCTTTGAGGTCCGGTCGTTGATCTTACGAAATGCGGCCTTGGTTTTGTCCTCGGCTCGGATTTGTATCGTCGTTGATGGCATTATTTATTTTGCCGTTCAGCTTTAATTTTGAAGTAGGCGACCCAGCCCTGGAGTTCCGCTTCGTTCATTGCATAAACACGGTCAATCGTTAAATGCAAATGTTCCGCGAGTTGGAAATAAAAATACAGATCCGGGTCTTGCTTCAGTTTCCCAGGACTTCATCCTGGTCGACTTGCTGGTAATTGTTAATCTCGCCAATTGTTCTGATCAAAACATCGACGTCACATTCACGCATCAGTTGAACACGATGCCCAGGTTTGAACATTTTACTTCCGTCCTCGTTCAATGCGCGGATGATCAGCGCTTCGACTGCCGCTTCAACTGGTTTCGATTCGTTGAACAGTTTCGCGAGCTTTTCCTGGGTCAATGGATTGGTCGCCGATTTGAACCAGATCCGAAGTGGTTCATTTTCGTTTCCCCACTCCGGTACATCGACGAACCCAAGTCCTCCGGCTAATTGGTTTTTATAATGTCCAATGATCCCTTCAATCGGATTCATTATGAAACCGCGGCTTTAGCCAGCGCACCCGTTCCCTGGAAACCGATAGACAATGTGACCATCGAGTTTATGGAAGTGGACAGTGAATGCGAAACAATGTACGCGTTACCTGTCCACTTTATATCCCCACTTGTGCTTCCTTCCGGGTAGAAAATCATTTCCTTGACGACGGGAGTCAAAAGCTCGGTCCACATTGCGACTTGTCCGGCGTCGTCGTCCGACCACATGACCTCAGCGCTTCCGCTCCAGTTAAGAATTCCGACCTCATAACTACGCGTGGTATCCGTCAGAACCGTCGATTCGACAGGTTCATGATTGACGTCCAAACTGAACGACGTTAATTCTCCGATATTGTCGCTGTCCCAATGTACCAGGCCAGCGACTCCAGTAAAAGTTGACATAATTCACCCTTTCAATTTAGGCTTGGTTTTGGGTTTCGGCTTTTCCGGAATCCTGGCAAGGCCACGCCGGGTCAGCTTCTCCGCGATTCGAGGCACACAATCAACCAGCGCACCTGCCTCATATGGTACGCCTTCTATAACCGTATTTTTAGTCAATTCAATTTCCATCATACTCCTAATGTTGCGACGTCCGGTGCGTTCTCCGCGTACCCGTATCTGATTTGATACGTCAAGCGATTCGATCCGGTCGGTTTTGATCCCTCACCGGAAAGCGATATATCAGCGCTTACTGGTGCAGAATCTCCAGCCAGTGAATTAATCGAAACATCACCCGCCATTGCGACCTGAATCTCTTTTTGAATCCCTGCAAGCGTATCGAGTACATCAGACCCACTGCCGCCGTTTGCATATCCTTCGATGGTGATATTCAAAGTCGCTTGCATTGACCTTGACCCAGCAGGGGCCAAGGTCTGCGCTTCAATCGATTCCTCAGAATCGTAAACTAAAAGACAAGGAAGTTTCGATTCTTCAACCGGGAAAACCCGTCCCTCAAAAACATTTGATCCGGTTGTGCTTAGTCCGGTTACATCGGTTACAATACGCTCCCGAATTTGTCGCCTTAAATGGTTTGCCATTCATGTTCTCAATGTAAATTTTTCTTCCGTAAAACTGCATTTAATTGTTTTTCATATATAGGTTTAAAAATTCTACTTATTATATTTTTAGATATTTTTGGAAAATTAAAACGTCTTTGATATCTTGTTTTTGGTTCCCATGCAATCATCATTTGAACTTTTTTTCTTTTTTTCAATCCAGACCTTTTAAAAA